CTAATACAGTTTTTACGGTATATTCTGAAACTGCTCTTGTAGCACTAACACCACTATTAGGTGCAGTGAAATCATCATTAATATATGAAAAATCAGCAATACCTCCAACAGAAGCAATTGGATGAAATGATTCAGAATATATAGCTTCTGTATTAGTTGTATAATCAAAATCTCTATATAACATATTTGAACCACTTATCACTTTATTACCAGTGAAAAAAGCAATCTCTTTATTAGCTCCTTCACCACTTATGAATGATGTATTAGCACTTAAAAAATTAGCATCTGTTTGTGCTGAAGTATAATATGGTGATAAATCAATAGTTATCCCTGATGTTTGAGTATGAACATAATCAATGGTTTGACCAGAGGTCCAATATAAACTTAAATCTGTTGTTATCCCTGATGTTTGAGTATAAACATAATCAATGGTTTGACCAGAGGTCCAGTATTCATTACTTACTCCTGTTAAGTATCCTAAACTTTGTATGTATGTTATAGCGCTTGTATCTCCTTGATGAATATACTTCATAGTATCAATTGCAGTTAAATAATAATTAGGACTCCAAGATGTACCACCAGTAGATGTTGGGTATGTTGAACCAGTCCATGGTTCTCCTAAACTCATAGTCCAAACGGCATTTGAATACCCATCAATTTCAGTATAAGTTAAAGCACTTAAACCATATTGAACAATTGGTTTTGATAAAGCATTTGATTGATCCCAAAAGTTAGTTCTAAATGTTATTGTTGAATATTGTAAGTTTCCTACAATTTTAGGATCACTCTTATTAATTAAATCCAATGAACCAAAATTGTATAAGTATGCGGTTGGTATAATGTTAAATGGTATAACTCCTGAATCCCATGATACACCATTAAAAGCCATATCAACAGTATTCTGAACATTATAATGGTCTATTGTTTTATCCATTATAGGTCCTTTATCTCTTGTAGATCCTCTTGATTGTGTATAAATATGAAATGTTATTTGTATCTCACCTTTATTTACTCTCTGTCCAATCGTCTTACTATTTACTTGTTTCATCTGCATAAATAATGCAGGGTATCTTAAACCTTCAGATAGTTTATTATTGACTACTTGGTCGTTCCATAGATCAAAATGTTTGAATGGTATATTCTTTAATCTTGTTCTATACAAGTATAACATTGATTGATATAAATATTGAATCATGATTTATATATTATTTTTATAAAACTTTTAGTTAAGTATAAATTATATATTAAAAAAATTAAACATAAAATGGAAACTTTAGAATTATACAATTTTTTACATAAACATTATAAATATGAAGATGGTAATTTAATTTGTATTAAGAAGGTGAGACACTCTAAATATAATTTAGGTGATATTTTAGGTATTAAATATGATAATGATTATACCAGAACAGAAATAGACGGTAAAAGATATTTATTACATAGATTAATTTTTCTGTTCCATCATAAATATTTACCAAAATTTATAGACCATATTGATAGAGATAAAATTAACAATAGAATAGAAAATCTAAGACCTTGTGATAAATCTGAAAATAAATGTAATACAAATTTAAGAATTGATAATAAAATAGGTTATAAAGGAATAGGTAAGAGTAGAAATAAATGGTATTCTACTATTACTAAAAATGGGAAAAGAATAACAACATATCACTATACACTTGAAGAAGCAATAGAAGTTAGAAGACAAAGAGAGATAGAATTATTTGGTGAATTTAATTACAACTCATCTTTAATATAATCATTAATCCATTTATCAATTTCTTTTCTAACATTATCATTAATCTCCATATAATTTCGTGAAGGGATTTTAATATTTAATGTTTTACGTAAAGCTAAAATTTTCCATAATTGATTGTTAGATTTATAATACATAGCCCAAAAGAACTTTCTTTGTTTATCTGTTACTGTCTGTACAAATTCTCCTCCTTCAGCAAGTATAGCACTATAAGGAGTATCACTTGTTATTTTACATGTCTTATCATCCCAAGCAATCAATTGTATTGAATTTTCTAATTGTCTTGTTCTAAGTAGTAATGTATGCTTACCTCCATTGAATACGTAGTTATCAATGTCTTGTGTCGCCTGTTCATTTTTCCATTTAACCCAACCTCCACCCATCTCTAATTGATTACCATTTTCTATATTGTCTTTAAATAGTTCAACTAAACGCACACCTATAAATTCTGGTAATCCTTCAACTGAATGTTTCATTTTATTGATTACCTTATCTAATCCTTTAACCTTTATTGTATATGACATTATATTAGAGTTACGTTTTGAGGTGATCTCTCAAAATATGTATGTTCTTTTGAAAATACTTTACCTGTTTGAAATGTGAATGATGTCCCATTATCTGCATATCCAATTCCATTATCTATTGCTGTTTCTACTTCTGAAGCGTCAGATTGTTCAACATCTTCAAATAACATTTTAATACGACACCTACAGTTATAACTTAAACTTGGATTATATTGACTCCAAAAAGGATCATTAGCAGGTAATGTTACATTATTTATAGCAGCATGTGATGGTCTTACTATACTATCTTCCATTGTCATATATTGTAACATTTTTTTTGGATATCTTTGAAAATTAGTCATTTGAATAGCCATATTAGATGATCTTGTTATTTGGTTAGCTTCAGTCTCTAACCAAGTTTCATTATATAATGACATCTTTACATCAAATATTTGTGAAAATATCTCATAAGACTTATCTGTCGAATATACTAAATCGTCTATAACTGCATAGTTTTTAGACTTAACAAAATCTCCTACATTATTAACAACGCCTTCTAATAAACCTTTTGGTAAATCTTTTCTAATTTTATCCTGATAGTAAGGTTGTAATATTGATTGTAATTGATATGACCCAGCATTCCTATATTTATCAGGATGTGAAAAAATATCACGTTTCAATTCTGGGTATAAACTACTCAGTTGGTCCTGAAGTTTCTTGTATGATGCCATTTTGGTTAGTATTATTTTGTGTAGAACTATATGTTCTTTGAGCTATAATTGGTAAATTGAATAGTTCAGCAGTTTTTTCAACATCAAAAATAAAATATGGTAATAGTGTTGTATAAGCAGCAACAGCATCCTTATCAATAGCTTGTTCTTGTTCAGCAAAAGCAAATTCTAAACCATCTGGTATAATACCAAGATTAACTAACTTTGGTAAAAAATAATGATTAACCCAATGTGAGAAATTTCTTTTATCACCTTGCATTTTTCTATGAAAGTTTATATTATGAATATCTGTCTGTGCAAAAGAACCTGTTGTACCATTCTCCATTAATAGAGTTGAACCTAATATCTCTTTTTGTATTTCATCATTAATAAAATCATTAAACACTTTGAACATTTGATAATCATAAGTTCCAGTTGCCATTGTTTCAAACACATCATTGATATCAGCAACCATACAAGCAGATGAACCCATATTCTTTAAGGCTTCAAACATTCTTGACTTCTCATCTTCATTTGAATTTGCAGTTTTGATTATTCTTGGTGGAACACCATATATCTCTATCAATTGACTCCATGCAAAGTTATTTTGTTTCTTGAATAATAAGTAAGGACATAATCCATTTATAATTCCAAGGTCTTCTACTTTATTAGGTGCGTATTCAAAAGTCCATGGTTCCATATCATCTGATTCTAAATCCCAACCTTCTCTTGATGATGGGAATTTACAATACTTATGCATTTCTGGAATATATCCATTTCTAGGTAAGAATTGAAATTGTATTTCTTCTTTACTAAACTCTGTTATTTGAAATGTAGTAGGACCATAGAATATACTCATCTCACACTCTTTCATAACATCATAAAACCATTGACTCTTAAAGAATGTTGTATATTCATCATTAATCTCACCATTAACTAATATGTTATAATTTGAACTCATCATATCATCTACTCTAAAAGATATTGCAGCTTGTAATGATGGATCTAAACTTATTTCAGTGTATGTTTTTTGTAATGGATCTCTATTCAAATTAATAAGTGCAGTTGAATAAGCATTTCTCCATTGTTGAATAGAAGTAAAGATTAAAGTTCTAAAAGATTTTAACCACCAATTAGAATAAAAATTCTTATATGAATCATCATCCAATATTGGATTTGGATTTTCAAACTCTCTACTTTCTGTTGGAGTTGATATCTGTTTTGGAGCACCGAAGCTCATTTTGTATTTCCCTATGTTGAATTCCATTAGTAAATATGATTATTTTTTGGTTGAGATCCTATTAGAATTGTTGTACTTGTTTGATAAACATTATTTTTAGAAGGCCATTTTGGACTTATAACTCTTTTTGCAATATCTCTTAATGTTTGTATTGTTCCATTGTATCTATCTATTCTTAGTTGAGGTATTCCAGCAGATGGACTTACTCTACACTCTAACTCATAAATCATAATATCCAATACTATATTTCTAAAAAAATTACTATCCCATACATCTGTATTACCAGTGTTTATCATATATTCAAAATCATAAAACCCATTTAAGTATGTTCTACATTGGTCTAATGCAGCAGCTTCAACAGCATCTAATATTGGGTATGTTATACCTGTATTTATTACTGAATCTTGCGAATCTAATAGATCGCAAAGTATATCTTCATTGATGTTTGATAGAATATCACTATAAAGAATGTATTTCATAATTTAGAAATTTATTTTTTGGGAATATGATTTATATATTATATTTTATTAATCAAAAAAGTTAGTATCTAAATTTTTCAGATCCAGTAATTGGTATTGATGTTTTAGAACCTATTTGATTAATAAGAATTGCTGATATTAAAGCATCAAGAAAATCATCCTTTCTTTTACTATTACTCTCTTCTGGTATCCAATTAAACAACTCATTTTTTGCTTCAGAAAAATCTAAACCATTTTCTAATTCTTTATTAAAGAATATCAACTTACGAAACCATAGTGGTTGTAATTGTTCTATCTTTTGTATCTTATTAACTTTTTGATCTTGTCCTATAATTGGTAAATGAAATCCAATTTGCTTTTCAATATTTCTTACTACTTGCAACACCAATTCTTTTTGAAAGAATGTTGAGTCATAATACATAGTCATCGGTATATTCTTTGATTGTAAAAATTTATATTTTTCTGCAAGCCACATAAGTGCAGATTCTTGTGTTCCTTTCCTTACATATAAATCGTGTATATAATAACAATCATTAACAATAGTTAATATCACTATTGCTTTGTAATCAC